TTGTTCATTTGTACAAAAATAAAAACGCCCACAAGCCACGAAAACAAGCGGTTTTATGAGCATTTTTTCTTAAGTACTCCCGGCGGGAATCGAACCCACAACTGCCCCTTAGGAGCCTCGCAAGTAACCACGAATACACGGTTTTTCGTACTTCGGGTGCAATCTCAGGTGCAATTTTGCCTATTTTACTCAACTTAAAATGCCGCCCTTTCCGGCGGCATTTTAAGTATCGACTTGTAACATTTCAAGGAGAAGTTTCTTATGCATTCGACCTATATATATTCTACTATAATTCCCCTTATAATTCAACCGATAATATCCGACTTTTTACGACAATTATATCACAGAGAAACATAGTGCTTAAATGAGTTCCATTTAGCATTACTTTTCCCGGTAAAAGGAGCCGGACAACTTTTGCCATTTACATCCCAGTGTCGGATGATAGTCTTTGCGTTCGGACAGTACTTTCTGATATACTTGATCAGTTCCCTCACGGCCTCTTCCTGAACCATATTTGAATTTGTGCAGCAGTCACACAGCTCAATCGATACAGAATTATCATTTGCACACTTCTTGTAGTATTTGCCTGCCCCGTCTTTTTTCGTGAAAAATCCTCCCACGCTCCAGGCAGTCAGATTGATGTTAATGCTCTTTACAACATTGCCTTTTTTGTCAACAAAGAAATGAGCGCCTGCAGACCTTGTGTTCTGGTATTTGAAATACATCCCATTACCACGCGCCGTGTCGCCCTTATTCCCCGTGTAGTGGATCACGATGTACTTTATAGACTTGTAGTTTCTCTTGGCTCCGTATGAGCAAGGCTTAGCCTTTATCTTTTTGATCTTCATCCTCTACCTCCTCTGATGCGTAGCCGGGTTTGCGGTAATCAACTCCGTCAAATTCTCCATCCGCAATTCTTTTTTCGTACTGCTTGGCAACATTTTCCATCTCCGGCAGGTACTTGTTGTACGAATTGGTGGAGATTTTAAGCACCGTACCCAAAAATGTGTCGATGGCCACGATCACACCAGTAACCTCTTCCGAGTACGGCAGCTTTAGAACCTGCGCTAACATAAAGTAAAGAGTTGCCAAAGCCGGCAATACGATCTGCGCTACATACTTCAATACATCATACACTTTGTTGCTCATTGAAAATTTCCTCCTTTGTAAGAAATCCGCCATTGCGTTTGTAGGCTTCATAGCCTTCCTTAATGATTTTTATAGATACATCCGCTTTGCCGTTCTCAAACTCAGGGTGCAAATTACAATATGATTCATACTGGGAGATATCATCAAGAATCTCGTTGTAGTACTCCTCAGAATGAAGTCTGCCTCTCACCACATCATCAGCGAACTTATACAGATGCAATCTAACCTTTTTAACTTCCCTGTCCTCTGTTCTTTTCTCGATCTCTGTTACTCTGTCGCTTATAGCCTTCATATCTTCCTGAATCTGCTTTACCCGCACCTCAAGAGGTTTAGAAGCCCACTCGCCAAACTTACCGAAAAGCCACGACCACGGATTGACCTTTATCGGTGCAATCTGGATCAACGACAGAAGTGCCAGAAACAATATGCTAATCGACGGGATATTCAAAATATTATCTAAACTCATCAGCTTGCCCTCTCTATATTTACATTTACATAGCCCGGATAATCATTCCTTATCATCTCAAAGCCTGCAGCTATTATCGGGAACACCTCGGAAAAATACTTGCTTTTATGTTTTACTCTGTAAATCGAAAGATCGTTCTTGATTATGTATTCTGTCAGCTCCGTAGTCTTTCTGTCCTCAAAAAAATTAAGCATCGTGTAGAACAGAGCAGAAACACTTGCGCATATGATGTCTTTACCTGTCTCAGCATATCCGGCGTGTCCTTCTATCACAACCTCAAGATCGTTTTTTGATTCTTTTATATTTATGTTTATCATATCTGCGCCATCTTCCTTGTTCTGTTCTTAGCATTTTCAAGCATCTCTGATTTAGGTGTCGCACCTCCGAGAGAATCAACATTGACATTAGCTTCTCTTGATCCGCCGCCATTTACATTGCCGGGGTTAACTCCACCTACTTGCGGAACAAGGCCGACCGCTGCCTGCAGTTGTGCTAACTGCTGCTGGAGCATTATGTTCTGCTGATAGAGAGTGCCGTTTTGTTCTATCTTTTGCATTATCTTTTCTTTGCCCTCAAACTCCATCATATCAAGACACGCCAGAGAAGCGTCGGCATTACCCGGAGCGAAGAAGCCCTGCCCGTAAAACTGCAAAGCCAACTCATTTTGGCTCATTCTTGAGTATGTGCTCTTTTTAGCCGCTGTAACCGTCACATCGAACACGGGTTCTTTCTCGCCCAGATCAACTCCAAAATCATTGCCTTGCGGACGCGGTCTCATATTTTCATTTGAGAATGTGGCAAACTCCTGTTCGCCCTTCTGACCGAGAATCCTAAACTTCCTCGGCTCATCGTAGAACTGCCTTATAAGCTCTATTACAAGATCGCATTCTTTCTTGAACGCTCTGTATGTTGCTTTAAGCATATCCCTTGAAAGTTTTGAACCTGCTTCCTGCAACGCTGCAATGGCTGTAGCAGCTGTAACGCCTGACTGAGTTGAACCCTGTGAGAAGTCTCTGTTACCCGATGTTTCTTTGAGCTCATCGATCTTGTGCTGTAGCACAGTCATATTGTTGCCGCTTACCTGAACCGCCTGGAACGGAAGTATACCTTCAACATTACCGGTTGTATGTACTACCTCTTTAGACCAGTCGTTGAACTCTTCTTCGTTTACTCCGGCGTTATCAGGTATGAAATATCTTCCCTTGCTTGCCTTCACGGAAGTATCGAGGATAACCTGATTCATCTTATCGATGTACATCTGTGGATCCCTCATTATATCGATGTAGCCGAACCCTGCAGGAGAGCCTTCCTCGATGAATAACGAATCAAGTACAAAAGGATATTTCCCGTGATCGTAGAATCCATTTTCGACATAAGCAGGATCATTCTCAGACGCATACAAGATAACATCACCTACAAACTTGCAGTAGTGAAGTATCTCCCTTGTGCCGTTATCCCTTTTGTAGTACCAGTCTATAACGGCAGTCTTTTCGGTTGTGTCTATATCATCCTGAGCAACATAATGAGTCAGATCGATGTCTTTGTTGCCGATCACATCCGCTGCCTCCGGATATTTCTCTTTTATCATATCGTTAGAGACTAACTGTATGTGGAATACATTTTCGCTATCCTGTATATCATTTATACCGGGCTCCCAGAAAAGATTGAGAAGATCAATCCTTCTGATATCTACATCACCTAACCCGTTATTCTTTTTGGAATTCCATCCTACGATCTTAGCGGAGCACCCCTGCTTAAGTTTATACCAGGCTGCATCTGAGTAAACCTGCTCATAGTCATTATACTCAAGAATAACCGGCAAAATAGAGGTAAGTGTCTTTGCTGCAGGGTCGTCAGCTTCTTCTCTTGGTAAAACCATAGGTTCAGGGTAGTTATCCATCATATCAGCGTGTTTATTTGATATGGAGTTATGAAGCCACGCCGAAACAGGCTCAGCCATATGCTTAGCTTTCCTATCTTCTGCAGAAGCTGTTATAGCCCAGTGTCTTAACTTCCACCACTCCTCATTGCTTCTTATTCTACTTTCGAGCCCTTGTTTGTGATCCTTATACTCACGGAGTTTTTTCCTTGCCTTTGACAAGTCCTGTGCAGTGATATTATTCAAAAATGCCCCGCTTGGCTCTTCGTCAGCTTCTTCCTTACTTTCGTCGTTGGTGGTTTTATCAGGCTCTTCGGTATTGTTGTTGGTTTCCTTACCGGCATAGTATTCATCCAGTGCTGCCTTGATTTCCTCCGGAGTCATATCATCCGGGTTAAGCCCCATCTGATTAAGGATTTCCAGTTCTTCCTTGCTTAGATTCATCTCTTACCTCCTAAAAATTATAAAAATTATTTGGTTTCACTCTCTGGTTAAGCGGATCATTCAGATCGACAGGCTTGTCAAAGTGTTTTCTCGGGCTTATCGGGTTTGCCATAAGCACATACCTACATTCATCGTATATATGATCCTCTGTGTCGGTGTCTATATCTTCAACATTCGATTCGCTGTACACAAGCGACGGGATAGTTCTTATGAAATGCTTACAGGTATTAAATATCTGAAACATCGTGTCGCCGTTTTCATCGAAAGCAAATCTGTAATGATACTGCATCTTTCCTGCTAAACGGTTGTTGTCTCCCGGAGAAAACTGTATGTAGTTCGGGTGTTTACTCATTATGTCCGCTATGGACTCGCCCCTTGATGTGTCCCATATAGACGGATCAGCTATGCCTATTATCTTGTGACCTTTTAAGTTTTCATCCTCTTGCTCTATAGCTCTTATGTTGGCTGCCTGTCTTGCAGGATCAAGCTCAAGTCCTACATTTGGTTCGCCTGTACATCCATAGTATTCTCTTATCCTGTAAATCTTTCCTTGTGGATCAGCCGTGTACCATCCGACCGAAAAAGGCTTTGCATACCCGAAATCATATCCTCTCCATACATTCCAGTATTTAGGAATCTCAAACGGCTCTATTACATGAGTCCATTTCATATCCTTGTAGTGCGCAGGATCATTTTTCCACTCTCTGAATACCTGTCCGCCGAACGAATCCCAGTCGCCGTACAATAAAGCTCGCTTTTCTGATTCCGGAAGCATTGCAAGTGATCCAAGGTAGTTTATATCGTTATCTAATAGGGCTTGATTATCAAACACAGTAGCAGGGATAAAGATGCGGCTTTTCTTTGATTTTATGGTCTTTCCTTCCGGAGTTTCTATTTCAAGCTCGTATTCTATTCTTGTTTCCGGTGGCGCGGCTGTAATGAATCTATCTTTTATCCACGCGTGACCTATACCTCCGGGGTTTGCAGTTGCTCTCATATATACAAGAGTGCCTTTCCCTGTGGGGCGGTTTCTGGAAAACATATAAGAGTATTCATCCCAGGTAAAGTGCCCCAGCTCATCAAAGCCCACAAAGTCATACGCTTGTCCTTGGTATTTTTCTTTATACGACGAGGACTGCATATTACCGAATTCTATAGTAGCGCCCGAAGGGAACGTCCATATGTGGTCTGATTTGTTGTACTCTCCTTTCGCTATCTTATAGAGTTGCCTCGATCTTGATTCAAGTCCTCCTATCTCTTTGTATGTTTTACGAAATATAATGCCCTTGTAATGATCGTTTTTTATTTGTCTCAGTGCTTCTGTGAGCATAGCATCTGTCTTTCCTCCGCCGGCAGCTCCACCGTACAAAACTTCATACTCGGAACGGTTTTGAAAAGCCAGTTGTCTTGGTTGAGGTTTCCAGGCGATCCTTCGCACTCTATTCTTCTTCATTGCGTTCCCCTATCATCAATACTTCGTCTACGCCGCTATCGATATCTTCTGTTGTGATCTTATCTCTCCATACATCCGGCTTTCTATTCTTTAGCCACCATATCTGAGCGGTTACACTCGGGGGATGATAAACTTCTTCTTCGACTTCTTTGAGGACACCCCCGACATTCATATACTTCTTTTCAAGTGTATAGTAGCCGGTGGCCGCCTTATATAGAGCGTTTTCCACACGGTAGTCAGCGATCTCTCTTCCTTCTTTGAGATATTGGCGCAAAAGCTCGTGTTTGAAACTTCCGTTTTTGTTCTTTTCTGACGCATACTTAGAAAGAGTCTGACGCGTTATTCCGAGATTATGAGCTATATCGTCAAGCGTCAGCCCGTCTCTCGCCCACCCTAATATCAGATCGAGCTTCGGTGCAACTTTTTCTTCGTACTTGCTTCTTGCCATATCATACCTCGTACGGTTCTCCCGTAATCTCTTCGTATTCTTCCGGTGTTATGCCGAGTTTTTTGCCGACGACATTATATACTCTTTCTTTGCTCCATACGCCTTCATCGTACCATTTTTTGATTGATTCAAAGTTTTTAGAGTGTTCCATCATTCGCCTCCTAAATCTATGTCGCTCATAACAGCGATATACGCTATGTCCGCAGTGTTCTGCTCTGTGACCGGTTGTAGCTTTTTACTTTTATCTATAGACTGTGAATGATTTTTGATTTCATACCAGTCATAGCATCTGCCTTCCTGATCAGTTATAGTTCTGTATTTTTTTACCACCTCAAAGCTATCTCTTATATCGCAGTCTGAAAAAGGTCTTTCTACCGATATACGCCCTTCCCAGTCGGTGTGACTATCAGAGATAACTTCTACAAACAGAGCGCCGTTTTTTCTTGTTCCAAAATTAAGTTCCATTCTTTAAGCCCCTTTCTTTGATATCTTCTTATGACTGATTTCAATATCTTTTGAATTCCGTTCGGTATATATCTGCTATAAATCCCTGTGGAGTTACAATGCCTTAGTCTTCCGAGTCTCGAAAGCAGGCTATATGCAAAACTCACCGAAATATAGCTCTTTTTATTTATTTTCTTTATAGCGCATTTTACCTGTCTTTTGATTGTCAAAAGTGCGTGCTTTCTAAGAAGCGTAAACCCTCTTCCGTACCTGTACCCCAAAGCGTTCGGGATCCTTTTATTTATCCTTGACAGGCCGTTTTTTGATATTACCTTTTCAATTCTGTATGGTACCTTAAATATCTGGTAGTTACCTTTTAACTTCAAATCTTTGCTGATAAGCCAGTCGCTTATCATTTTTAAAACATCCCTGCAATTTCTTTTTGAGTTTGAGAAAATGGTAAAGTTATCCAGATACCTTATGCTTTTCCTTATGCCTTTATCCCTTATTGCTCTGTCAAGTGGTTGCAGCAATGTATTTGCAAGCCACTGTGATGTATAAAACCCTATCTTTATTCCATCCTTTATAATTCTTTCAATCAGATCAAGTGTTTTGTAGTCCTTCAAAAGCCTTCTCATTCTCTCGATCACTCTCTCGGGCTTTATGGAATCGTAAAAATGATATATGTCAGCTTCTATACACCACCTTACATTTTTATAGTTACCTTTCATCCACCTTTTGATAGCTCTCATACCGTCTATCGCGCCTCGCCCTTTTATGGATCCACAAGTCCATCTATCCATACCGCGCATCATAACAGGTTCCAACACCTGTACCAGCGCGTGATGTATGTATTGATCCGGATAGAGTTTAGGCTCTTCTATATCTCTCCACTTCTTAGCATTTCTGTCGTACCTTCTTTTAGGCGTCGTGGGCGACTGCTCAAAACCATTTTCAAGGATAGTTTGCAATTCCCTGATGCAGTTTTCTTTGTTTATTGTCACCCATATAACCCTTTTGTTAGGTTTCCCGGGCGCACACCATCTATGAGACTTATTTACCTCATCGATGGCTTTCGAGATATTGTCGTATGATATGAGCTTATCCCATACTCTTACTCTTTTCATGGTATCTCCTTGTAATCTCGGGAGCCTTCCTGCGCTACATAAGTAGAGTACTAACA